ATAATTTATTAGTTAATATTCAAGTATAAGTGTGTCAGCCGTAATAGTCAAATTTGAAATTTAGAATTTCAAAGGTTTGTATTGTGATTCTTCTCCAAAGTCATTAAAAGTTGTTTTGATTTCAGACGGTGTGAAATCTTCCACTTCATCTGTAGTTAAAACATATTCATTTTTTCCTGATTTTTCCATTTCTTCTTCTTTATCCACAAAGAAATCAGATAGTTTTTGATTGAATGGTCCTGAATCTAAACTTCTTAATTCAAGTTTTTCTTGAGCAGTTTTTGGTTTGTACTGTTCAATCTTTGATTCAATATCGTTTAATTTTGTAAAAATACTTTCCATATCTTTTAACTTACTTTCTAAACCATTTAACTGATTAAAAAGATTATTAAAATATTCTTCTTGTTTTGTTTCAATATTTTGTTGTGATTTTACTAAATCAGTAATTTCTAATTCTTCGGTACCTGTTTCTTCAGAACTTTCATCACCAACTTTCTCAACATCAGGGTCGTTTGCAACGTCTATAGCTTGAGCGTCAGGTGTTGCAGTTGTATCAGTTTCAGTTGCCGGTGGTGTTGCACCAGCGTCCGTAGGTGATGACCCAGTAACTGCTCCAGGTGGAGGTGGTGGTAAAGCGGCGTTAGGGTCACCTTCAGTAGGTGCAGCAAATGGGTCCGCCGCAGTGTCTTGTTCTAAAATATAATTATTAATTTTATTATATCTTCTTAACTCTTCAATAATTGTTTCTGAAATTGCCATCTTAACCGTTCAGTAATTGTTTGAAACCTTGTGTTGTTTCTACGTTTATTTTTTTATTAGTATGAAGAGTGTTATTAACTCTTTCAATCAACCCATCTTTCATTCTGATTGTATAACAATCTCCTGTATCTAAATCACATACTTCTTTGAAACCATTTCCTTTGTCAGTTTCAGTAATTCTTGTACTTTTTCCAAGATATCTATCTAAAATTTCTTTTGTACCCATAGTGTTTTTGTTTATAAATATCTTAAAAATATGAAATTACACAAGAGTTTAAATTGTCTTATACAATTTATACGCATATTTTATTTTTGAAACTAATTCATCATAAGTTTGTTTATTAGTTTTTTGATAATCTTGGAAAATAAATTCATCAAAAGTCACTTTACTATAAGGAAAACTTTCAATCCAAAATTTAGAAAAACTTTCCGCAAATTTTATTTCGTCAGTAATGTCAACATCTTCAAAATATGATGAATAGGCGGAATTTAAAAATTTCTGATGTGTCAGGTCGTTTTCAAATACTGCGTATGACTGCGTAAACCCTTTAGTGTTTGTTAAACAAACATAATAGTTTGAGTTGTTAGTGGTATAAAAAAATGTTTTTAAAATACCTGGATAATCATAAGTTAAAGGAATACCTGCTCCGTTATAAGATACAACATTAATTTGTGGCATTAACCTGACAAGTGCGCCAGAGTTAATCCAATATAATGTGAAAATACAATACTTAGTTTTTTCTGTAAATGTTACATTTGCATATAATTTAGTACCAAGTGATAACGCATTTTGTGTATCAATTGCCGCTGAAATAACTGGTACGTAGTTTGAATAAACTGAATCTTTTTCACAATTTTGACTTGTAGATGGATACCCACTACCGTAAATAGAACTTGAAATAACTGATTTTATTTGCCCAGTATTAGTTGCAATACCTGCAGAGCTTGTCGTATTTTGGTTTTTATAAATTTTATTTAATTCAGTTAATAATTCTTTTTTGATTGTCTGAAATAATGTATCAACTTTTGGTAAAGTTGGTGCTGCTTGTCTTGTTCCGGTTACACTTGTACTAAAATCCTCCAATCCTATTGAGTGGTTTACTTCAGTAATAAAATAACTACCAGTGAACAAAGGAATATTTCTTAAAACAAAATACATTGATGGTTGTATCATAACGTTTCCAAGCATTTCAACTGAAGCATTATAACTCCTTGTTTTATATATGTTATATAAACTAACACTTTGTGTTGATGTTTTAATACCAGCACTTGATTGTGTCATATTATATTCTTGTTGTAAAGATTCACTTGTCGCTTTACCTAAATCTTGTCCAACACTAATTCTTTTAAATACACCTTGATTTTGTAAAGAAAAATCAACGACAAATCCAACTACTTTATTTTCTAACGAATAATTTCTTTTTCTTTCCTCGCTAACAACTATTGGATTACCGGCACAATTTGTAATATCTAATCCATCATCAGGGTATCCATTTAATTTTGATGTATTATTGGTTTGTTGCGATGGCTTATCGACATATATATTTAACATCTTTGGTTGTGAACTTTGAAAATCTACCGTGTGAAAAGTTCCAAATAAATTATTCGCAAATTGAGTATTTGACAATTGGACATAAGTATCATCATTCCCACCACCCGATGGTGTTTGTTTTCCATAAAAATTAATATAGGCCGGCATCATAAAACTAACAAAATTATGGTCTTTAATAATTGAACCAATAATTGTGTAAACATTAGCCTTCATGTTAGAACCTTTTAAATAAGTGTTAACTTTATTTATATCAACTAAAATATCACCAACGTTTCTACTTCCTCTATCTAAAAATAGATAATCCCTAAATAATGGTGAATCAGATATTTCACTACTTTCTCCGTAATTATTTGAAGCAATCCATTTGTCATTTATTGCTTTAAACATATCATAAAGTTCAACTTTACTTTGGTCACCCTCTATTACTGAATCTATTTTTTCAGAATTTTCACTACTTACACCTAATTTTATTTTTAATTTTTTAATAAAATTATCAAAAACAGTTTCAAACAAATTATTTGTTTTTGTTAGATAATTTGTTACCAAATTTTTAAATTCTACAACATCTGAACTACCTCGAAGAGCGTTTGACGCATAAATTTTAATAAAGTTTCTAAATAAAATTATATTATCAACAGTAAAAGGTACGTCTAAAACTCGGAAAAAGTTTGTTATAAAATTTTCAAGTCCATCATAATTGAGTCCAGGTATTTCAGAAAAACCAATGTATAAATATATAGTTTTCCACTGTTCAGGATATTGATTATAAGATTGTGAATAATTAATTCCACCATTTGTTGGTACTGAGTTTGGTGTTTGAGCAGAGTAAGAACCTATATTATATTTATCAATTATGTCAGGTGTTGGGTTATTTGATAATAAAGTAAATAACCCTTTATTATAATTTGTAGGATTTGATTTTTTATACAAATAATCATAATTAATTGCCTCATTTAAAACGTTTATGACATTTGTAGACTGCGTATTTGATAAGGTTTTAATTTTTGTGTTATTATCAATTAAATCAATATTGGATAATGAAACTGTCATTATCTGTCTAATAATAGATTCAAATGTATACTTACTTATTGAAGTACTTTTAACAAAATTTAAAAACTCCGTTTCAAATAGTTCTAATTCTGAATAATCAAAAACTGTAAATATTTCCTGTATATTTGAGTAATTATCATCTTGAAATAATTCAAATGTTTGTTGTTGTATAGTATTTGGAAATACTTTTTTGAAGTGTTGTGCGTAATTTGGTTTTTTTATATTTTTTGTATCAAAATAACCATAGGTTGGCGCTGACCAAAAAGTCCTTACACTACCATTATGAATACTTTTATTGTCAGTTAAAGGAATAGTATTAACGGTATTGTTAAAACATTCTTTATTAATTTGATTAGTTGTTGAACCAAAAGATGGACACAGAATGTATTCTTCTTTTTCATTGTTTTTATTTTTAATTAAAACTGACCATGCGGTAACTAAATCTGTTGATGACGAAATATTACCGTCTGTTGTATTAATCAACAGTATGTTTTTTTCATCTAAAGCTTTTTGAAATGCCGATTGTATATCTAAAGTTGTTGTTACAGTTGATTCATCATAAATGTATTCAAAATTATAAAATTTATAAAACTCATTTATTAACTTTGGATAAAAACCAATATTAAATCGTCTAATGGGAGATTGGTCACTTTGTAAAATAATATTAATTGGGGTAGTTGATGTCGCAGATGTAAAAGAATAAGTTGTAGTTGCCAATTGGGTTATTGGGTCATAATTTTCCAAATAATTAAAATCAGTCCAAACAGGAGTTATAATGTCCTGATTTGTGTTAAAAAAAGTTTTATATCTGTGCCAAATTGAACCTATTTTTAAAATCCAAAATAGTGGTAATCTATGAATTGCCCCAAATTTTCTTAATCCTGCAAATATATAATCCCCTGGTTTATTAATATCAGTTTCTAAAGAAAGATATTTTTCCCTTAAAGTTGATAGTGGTAAACTATTAAGAAATAAATAACCCGCTTGTAAAAATGGATATGGTGAAGTATTTTTATTTGATTTTGTAACACCACTTAATAAAGAATTTAAAAAATACGGTGTGTTTAAAATTGAGGTTGTTTGTTTTTTTTCAAATGTTGACGCTGAAAAATTTACTGAACCTTCAGTTAAAATAAAATCTGTAATTCTCCTATCTTTATAAAATTTTTCAAGAGTGACCCCTTGATTGGTTATATCTATTGTATTCTTAAAAATTTTAAAATCGGTAAATGGTCTTAAAATTTTTTTATTCCCACTCACTCCGTAAACCGCACTTTCTTCAAAATTAGTAACTTTTTTTATTTGTGTATTGTAAAAAATAGAATTACTTGTACTGTTAGCATCACTAAATTTAAAAAATCTATCACCTTGTGCTAAATTTAATCTATTCCATTCTTGCTGAGTAAATGGATATGTATCGGTAAACGAAGTTTCAGAATGAACATTAGAAAAAAGATAATTAACAAATTTGTCCTGAGTGTCAGGAGTAATTTGAATTACCGGAAAATCTTTTTGATAGATAGCGTTTGGTTCAATATTAATTTCATTTTTTAAATATTCTGTGTTAAAAATATCTCTTTTATACAATTCATATTGTTGAATAAGTTGTGTTAAAAGAGCGGAATAAGTTTGAAAGTTAAAATTTTCAGTTTTGAATTTAAACTCAATACTTGGTGAGTTTCCACCTGTTTGGTTAATTGCGTTAAACACATTTATACTTTCAACGTCAGATAAAAATTGGTAAACATTTTGATTTGTATCCGAGGTATTATTTTTTTGAAATCCGTTATAAGAACAAATACTTTCTATCCTCTCCCAAACTTCATATAAAAAAGTAGCGTCGTTTTTATTATCAGTATTATAAGGTTGATTAGTTGGTGGTGTTTCAAATGCTGATATTAATATTCGATTAATACCATCTGAAGTTGGCGCTGGAGGTACTGGAGGAATTTGTCTTTGTAAATATCCTTTTAAAAATTCCTCAACAAATTGAACCTCGGGCCATACATCACTTAGATTTCCCTTTGTTTGTGATATAACTGATGGGTCACCAGGGTACTGAAGTTCAAATTTAGTTTGACCGTTAACCTCTTTAGGTATGAAAAATGATGGCCATGGATATACCGGGGAATTGTCTTTTAAATCACTCTTACCTAAAAGTGCCCTTTTCTTTAATAAACTATTTGAACTTTGTGATGCTTGCTCATGAACGTCAGACATTAATTCTAAAAAAGCTTCAGCCGATGCCATTATTACCGCCACAACATTTCTAATACTTGGTACAAATCCTAATCCACTTTTTGTACTTATAAAAGAATTTAATTCTTTAGTTAAAATTTCTTCAACTTTAACTTTTTGAGTGTCTAATATTTTATTAAGTTCATAAGTTAAATCAACAAATCTTGACGGTCCGTCAAATTGATAAAAAATTGGTATATTAGGAGCACCAAGGATACTATCTAATTTTGCAACTTGCCCCTTTAGTGTATCTAATTCGCTATTATTAGGTGTTTTATCTTGCCCATTACGTTGTCTAAATGTTTCTTCATAGTCAATCATATTAGCGGAAACACTATTATCGATTTCCACTGATGAGTAATTTTTATTAAGAGGATTATCAATTTTAAATTGTCCTGAAGAACCAAAAGTTTGATTATTATCTAACTTTAAATTATAAGTATCAATTAATGATATTAATGTTTCATATTGGGTTTTAATTGCGGAAATATCAATTGTATTATTTACACTAGTATAATTGGCTAATTTGAATGAATATATCTTAAACCTTTGACCATTGTCTAATGGTTTTGTAACGAAAAAATTTTCAGAATCTAAGTTTATGTTAAACCATGACCCAGTAAAAGTATAAACTTTACCTCGATATTCATTTAAGTCGTCAGAATAAGTATTTATATCATTTAAAGGTAAAAAGTTTTTTTGACCAAATTCTCTTAAGCTATAATTAATAAAATTATCAAACTTTGTTGATAATTCCTGAATAGTCATTACAGGAAAATTTTCATCAACTAAACCAAGTTCTTTATATTTTCCAAATATTTTTTTTATTTTTTCATAACCTACAGTTGTGTATTGTTGTATTTTACCATTTGAATTATTTGTAGGATTTCTAGGTTGACTTATAGACGTTCTGCCGGGATACATTTGAGGTACCGCTAATGCTTCTGAAAAAGTAATATCGGTTAAAACATTAAATTTATATCCAATAAATGTTAAAGTAATATCAAAATTACCACTACTCGAATTAAATGTTGACGTGAATTTTTGTAAAATGAGAGGGTATCTTACCGCCTTACCATAATACCCTTTTACAGTTAGGTAAAATGTCGGGTAGGGTAATATAAAAAATGCGGAGTAAGGTGAATTATCACCACTTTCAAATAAAGCTCTTCCTTTAACATCTTCTAAACTAACCGTAATTGTTGGTATATAACTTAAACCTACTTTATATGAAATGGATTTCATTCCTAATAATTCAGATGATATTTTGTTATCGTTTTTTGAAGTCTCTCTGAGTTGAGTCCAATCTGTACTAAAATATCCTTTCCCATTTGGGTTTAAAAAATTCATGGACGCTAAAGAAAACGTTGAGAAAGACGCCTTATTTGTTCCGGCAACAATTCTACTTCTTGGTTGTAGGTCACATTCTAAGTTAGCGTAGTAAATTAAATTTTCTTGTTTAATATTTCTGTCTTCAGGATTACCAAATTGATTTTGAACCTTGTTAGGGTCAATTACAAAAATGTTATTACAGGTATTCGGATACACATAGATATTATCATCCACCATAATAATAGAAATAGTCGTTTATTGCTGACTTATAATCTAATAAAGATGTTATCAAAGGGAATGGTATTGTTAAAACTGCGTTATCGGGAATATTTAACTCACTACCACTATATTGTGGATTCGCCTGTAAAATTAACCAACCAAAAAATGGTGAGTTATAATAAAGTTGTGAAATTTTATCTAATCTTGATACTCCTAACTTGTATATATAAACTTTATCTGAAGTTTTTTTTGGTACATTAACAAATGGAATGTAAGTAGTATTACCATTTAAAGTAAAATTATCGTATCTATTATAATATTCATTTGCCATTAGTCAAAAATTATTTTACCATTATAGGTTGATTTATCTAAATTAACATTCACATTAGAATATAAATTCTTTAAATTATTTTGTTGTGTTGGTGTTGTACCTGCCGTTGTATACGTGAAGTTTCTTTGTTTTCCTTTAATACTTTGATTAGAAACTTGAGGATTATAATTTCGATAAATTAAATAGTTTTCTGAACTAAAGAAATCATCAACTTTTTGTGTTTCAGCGTTTTTTTCAGTTATAAAATCTTTTTCTAATCCGTTAATTGTTTGAGCAACTGTTGATTTAGTTACGTTTACTGAAGACGAAAATAAAAATTGAGTTAAAGAATTTATCAAAGATTCTCTTAATGCAGAATTTATTATAACATTAGAAAAAAGTGTATAAAATTTATTAACACTTGAATTAAATGTGACATTAGATATAGGTGTAAAACTTGTTGATGGTGTAACAATGTCTATGATAATTTCTTCAGAATTTAATAAATTATAAAAACTTTGTACATCACTAGCAATTTTAATATAATCAGTTCTTATAGATGTTAACGTATCTGATGTTCCATCAGGTAAACCTGATATTGTATAAACATAAGGGCTTCCCGCAGAATTTATTTTACCATCAGTCGCCGAACAAATTAAATCCATTGTTCTGTAGATTTGTAAAATCTGAGATTGTGAGTTAGATATTTGTTGTAATCTATTTGGAATCTGACTGGATATTTCATTTAACTGGTCATTAATTTTTTGTTTAAAATTATTTTTAACCGCTCTTATATCTGATTGTGTGACATTAGCCAAAATTAATTGTGTAGTTAAAAAATCTGTACTATTTTCAATTTCATTAATTAATTCGTTTGCAACATCTAAAAGATATTTTTGAGAGTTAATTAATTTACCTAAAATATTAACATTAGTTACTGGTGTATCTAAACTATTAAATGAACCTGTTGTGAATTTTTTTTCAGAACTTACTTGTTTATAAATACCCCAATTGTTACCACTAACAAATTCTTTTACAAAATTTTCAATTGTATTAAAATAATTTTGAGTTGATGATACGGTATTATTAAATAATTCAGTGTAAAGTAAATTTCCTGTTTCAATTCCATTATTGTAAGTTGAGTTAGATATCAATCCTGATTGAGTACCTCCAATGTTTAATATTTGAGTATTAAGTTGATTAGTCATTGATGGTGTTGAGTTAGCGTTAGCTGCATTAGCTTGTGACGATAAACTTTGTTGATTATTAGATAATACAATTGATTCTAAATCAGTTATATCAGTTTCCTCAGCTCTTTCATCATACATTTCAGTATTAGCATAATAATTGAAAGAAAGAGCATTTTGTAATTTCTCAATTGGTTCCTTTAATCCATGACCACCTATCATTTTAAAACCCATTGTAACACTAACAATCATTGGTTGAACACCAATACCTTCAGGATTAAAATCTAAACCTTCGTATTTGAATGTTAATGAATCAGGTACAATTTTACAATTATAAAAATCACCTATTCTTAAAACTAAAATTGGTGGTCTACCAAAATTTGTATTGAACGCATCCTTGGTTAAAACACCTCCCGTATTATCTTGTGCCGTCGGTATTGTATTCGCTGGTCTCACACATTGATTTAAAAAGGTAATTCTTGAATTAAATCCTTCGGGTGTTATTGAGTGAAATAACGGATTAAAATATTTAATTCTTGATTTAATACCATCATATAAAAAAGAATCACTACTTTTTATTATCTCAAAATAATCTTTTTCAGTTAATAAATTTCTTATTAATTTTTTAGTAATACTTTTTAATTTATCATTAAAATCATCTACTGTCGGTGGTTTTTTCCCAACTGTAGACGCATACCCTTCACTAACCGCAGTTGCAACACTTTCACCAAATGGTGTTGCTTTTTGAACATTAATTTTTTTGATAATAACTGCTCGACAAGCTAATGAAGTAATAGTTAAACCATTATCATAATTTGAATTACAATCAAAAGTTCTTGAACCTTGTTTTGTAGAATATGAAGACTTTAGATTACTATTTAAATCAAATTTTAAAACTTTATCATCAACATAAGGTCCTATTTTAGTATCTTGGTAGCTAGACCCTGAAAAAAATAAACTAATATTATCAATCATATTTTGAGCAGCTCTTTTTGAATCAGACCCTGACCAATTAAGAACACCACCTTCTAAACCTGAAAAATCAATTTTAACTTCATACCCATTTACTAATGCTTCATTAATTTTTTCAGCAAGTTCTATAAACTGGTCATTTAAAGGTTGTATAATTGTACTATTTACAACAGTTCTTTCTTGAACTGAACCATTTATATCGCCAGGAGTAAGTATTACACTTTGGTAATCACTGTACAATTGTGAATAACCTACACTTGTTGGTGTCAAGAAGTATAAAGAAATCCCCTCATATTCAGTAAAATTAGGAAACTCATCAGGTCCTGCAGAATTCTCCTTGGGTAAACCACCTTCTAAGACATTTAACTTATCACTATCTGACGTTTCTATACTTTCTAAAACCGCTTGGTATAACTCATCAATAGTTGTTAAAGACAAATTATTATGTTTTTTTGCCAACTCATAAATGTCATATTTTTTACATCCTGAAAAAAATGAGTCAACAATTTCATTTATAGTAGTATTATTTTGATTTTGTAATTCTTTTTTTACAATTAAATTTAAAACGGATGGATGGTCAACAATTATTTTAAAATTAATACTTCCTGAACGTTTAGTATTTCGATATGTATAAATAGGTTCGGGTCTACCGATAAAGTCATTTTCATTAAACTGTGGTGTTGACGAATCGTCAAAATTTAATTCATACGGTGGGAACCACATTATCCTTCCACCATTAGGACCTTTTTCAGCTTCAGGTAAATTTGTAAATTCAGGGCTTTCTTTCCAAGCTAAATTTTCAATAGAAAACATATATTTCTTAACCCTACCACCTATAATATTAGTACCACCATTCTTATATGGAGTTATATTCAGATTATATGTACTATCTAAAACTGAATAAGAAAATCTTCTAATATTTCCATTTGTGTCAAGTCCTGAATTATTTGCGACAGTCTTTTGAAGATTTGAAAAAGTATAGTAAGGGTTGTCTTTAGTAAAGATACGACAATACTCTCGTCCTACTTCAGTATTTTCTTGATTAACAAAAGATTTAACTTTAGAACCTTTTGTCATTATTTTGTAACCATCTGAAAATACTTTTGATACTTGATTAATAGCGTTTCCAACATGACTTAATCTATCACCACCTTGAGCCGGTGTTGAATTAATCAATCTTTGAGTTACGTCTAATATTGAACCCGGTCTAAATGTATAATTAGTTGATAATACTTGATTATATGAAGAGGCTAACGGAATAAAATTAGGGTTACTACCCACTAAATTACCACCCTGGCCTACATTTCTTCCAGCTTCAGGTTTAGTAAATTGTGTTATCCAAACAAACCCACCATCAAATGATGACTTTTGTTCATATGTTTTTCCTGCAAAACCAAATTGGAAATTTTGGTCACCTTCATATAATTTTCCAACTTTATCAGGACCGTAAACAGGTGCTTGTGTTGGTATACCATACGCATCAATAGGTGAAGCGTTTGGTGGTGACACAACAGATGAAATATCTGTTTCTTGTTTACCAACATATAAATTACCAATAGACGTAAAATTATCAAATAAATTGTTAATAAAATTACCAACTTGTGTAGATGTTAATGCGTAATTAGGTTTGTATCTATTATAATTTAAAGCGTTGAATAAAACTGATTTAGTTCCCGCTCCTGTGTTTTGTAAAAACTTAATTGACGGATTTGGTCTGTTTGTAATATTTCCCCCACCCAAATTACCAATCGCTTGTTGTGGTCGTAATCTTAATATTTCAGTATCTGAAAAATAACTTCCTTCAATTGGTGACGCAGGTAAATAAGTACCACTTATTCTTTGTAAAAAGAATACTGCGTAATCTAAAATTCCGTCAGGTTTAGTAATTGTATAGTCACGATAAATAAAAGGTTGTTGACCTGTGGCTAAAAGTGTTGCATTAAACGGATTTGTTAATGTATCTAAATTTAACAATCCAATAGTATTTCTTTCAATTTCTCTTGCAATTCTTGCCTGAGTAGCCTCTCTTAAACTTTGAGCACCTAATTGTTGTAAATACGAATCATTACTTAATTCACTATCATTATTTAAAATTTCAAAAACGGTATAATTACCTTGAGTAAATATTATAGGTCCAGCAACACCATCACCATAAATTTGAGCTCCTGAATTTGGTTTTGATAATATTAAATCCGATGTCACAAATAAATCTTCATAACCTTCAGGTGGTAAATATCTATTAACAACTTCAGCATTATTAATATACGCTTCGTTATTTAATACTATTCTATCTGTTTGTAATCCATACGCTTCCGCAGGACCTAAAGTATTATTTTCAATTGCTCCACCACCCGGTACAGATAAATTATCAACCGCCAATGCCCCATCAAAAAATTGCCCTGATGGTCCATAGATGTTCATTCTAGTATTATATGAAGGTTCGGTAAATAACTCGTTACTTACACTCTCAGAATCACCTGGTGAGCTGTCTTGTAGTTTGATAGGATAATTTTGTAAACCTTGTGTGGCGGTAAAATTTCCCTGTACAGAATATGGTTGCAAATTTCTTGCAACTAATTTTTTTCTAAATTGTTCGGAATTATTGAAAGATAAAAATTCTTCAGCCATCTATTGGTTTTTCTATAAATAGAATGGATTACTTTTTTTTACGTTGACGTTAGTCCGTAATCTGTACTAACTGTGGCAATTTTATCTCTTAATAATCTCATTGTATCGTCATTGTTAAATGCAGACATTATTGTATTTCTTACTTGTGAGTCATTTGAGTTAGCCGTTACCTCTAATGATATTTTTATTTCTTTAGGTGATGTTTTTGTTTCTTCAGGTTTGTTTGATGACGCAAAAATAGACCCCCCACCTCCAATTGATTGTAATAAAGCGTTTTGATTTACCGCCATCATCAAATCACCTTTACCTAATGAAAATTTTTGTCCATTTGCATTAATTGCAACATCTTCTTCTACCACCCCCTCTTTTGGACCACCATTTTCCGGTGGTTTATCTCCAAAATTAAATTGTTTTTTAAATGCTGCTACCGCAACAGTTAATACTTGTGTAGCCGAATTAAATGCGTTTTTTGTATTTGTAACCGCCTCAGATAAATCAATCCCAAGAAATTTACCAGCCTTTTCTGTGTTTAAAGTGAAAGTTGCTAATCCAGTACCTAAAGGATTTTCACTAAGTAATTTAGATTGTTCAACTATAATTTTTGTTGCCGATTCAAATGTACCTGCCAATAAAGAAGCGCTAAGTTCCGCAATATCAGAAACAGTTGCAGTGCCTTTTGCAATACTAGATAAACCAGTATATAAATCTTTACCAAAATCTTTTGGTTGTTTTTCTTTATCTAATGTATATTCTGACATTCCTGAAGCATACATTTTTTTCTGTGATTCAACAGATGCCTCAAGAAAATCCGTTCCAGCTTTAGTTATTGCGAATTGAGTATTAAGAGTATTAATAAGAGCGCTATTTTGTGCAATTAATGTATTTGACGCACCTAATTGTTCTTTAGCAATATCAACTAATTGTTTTTGTGGGTCAGTAAGATTTTGTTGATTTTTTAACGCTTCTTTATCTACGTCAGTAAGTTCAGTTAAAGCTTTTTCGACAGCTCTTCCATTCGTATCAGTAAATTTAACAGTATATTCCCCTCTACCCTTATTAAATTCCGCCATATTAGCCAACATCATTTTTTCGTCATCTGTGGCTTTAAATTTTAACCCACTTAAATCAATCTCACCCAATTTTTTTTCAATCCTTGCAGATTCAATTGCCATTTTTTCAAATTCAGCTCTATCAATACCTAACGCTTCGGCAACTTCTTTAAGTTGTTTTCTTGCCTCAGGCATGATTTGGAATGTATTTGTTTTTTTGTCAAAAGTCGTAAATGTTTTAGATAATTCGGATAATTGGTTTTGTAATTCAGGTACATTATTTTGGGCTAAATCCATTAATTTTAATGGGTCTAATAATGCACTTGATGTTGCACCTAACCTTTGTAAAGTTGATGCAACTTCGATTGCGGACTCAGGTGAAAATAATTTGTCAGCAACATTAAGGGTTTGAGCCATATCAACTCTCATTGCAGCTGCCTTTGCAGCCATTCTAGCCATACCCTCAATACCTGTTCCAAAACCATATCGGTTCATTTTATCAAGGTTTGCAGACACTGACGTAGATACTACTTGAGCATTAACCCCTAAACTAGTTGCGGTGTTATAAACCGTTGTCATTTCTTCACTTATATGGCCCGTTTCCATACCAGCGTTTCTGAAAGAAGTTTCTAATGCTTTGGCGGAAACGCCTGAAACTTGTGAAACCGCAAACAATTTTTCAATATTTTCAGTACTTAGAACTGTTGTCCGATTTGTTGCTTCGTTAAATTCTTTTTGTAACCTATTAATATCTTCTTGTTTCCCACCCATCAAAGAAACTTCAGTGACAGCCCTACCTAACTCTTGTTTTAAAAGTTGAGAGTACTGTGTGGTAACTCCCATACTTTTAACAATTGAAGACATATCCCTATCCATTTTGGATAAGTTTGCAACCGAATTTATTTGAGCCTCATTCCACCTTCCCTGAACCTCAAAAACATTTAATGAAAGTTCAAGAATCTTATTGTATCCTTGTACTGTATTATCTGCATTTTCTTGGGTAGTATTAATATCTTTTGGGTCTCCATTAAACATATAGTTTTTTATTAATAAATAACTTAACTTTGATTTTTATTATTTAAATTAATAAGTTTACTTATTAAAAACTTTCTCTGAAAGGTAGGCATTTTTAAAAAGTCCGAATACGACATTGTTAATTGTCGTGCCAGATAAATGTATTCATCTAAAAGGTATTCTAAATAATCAGAAGAAAGGGCGAAAAAACTCCGCCCCAAAGGTAATACGTGCAAGTACCTTTTTTCCAGATGGGGCTGTAACTTCTTGTGTCAAATTTAGTCCTGGCGAGTTTTCTTGTAAAAATTTTGTAATATATTTAGAATCCATTATAGGCATTCTTTCTATAAACTTAACAATTTCCCCCTTATCGGTATTTCCGTCTATTGATACTATTTGTTTTTGTAATCTCCATGTGACAACAGGAACAGTCATTCCTTTTGGATATGAAGACTCTCTTTCGTTTAATTCTTTAATTTCACCAAAATTAAGGATTTTTAATTTTATACTTATGTTAGATTTTGGGAGAATTGTTTCAAAACAACCATTTTCATCAGGGTCTACTAACGGTTTAACAAAATCAATTTCATCTAATATGATTGTAAGTTCAAAAGGTTTTTGTGTTTCAGGGTCAATTAAACTCAACTTATACTCAGGTGTAAATGAAGTATTTCTTAAAAATACCAAAATAGCCTGAATATCACCATCTAACATTTCCTCAATTTTTATATCAGGTTCATAAAGTTTTGACCTCACCAAATTATAAATGATTTGGTCACCACCAATATTACTTGCACTTGCTAAAATATTTTCATCAGCCGCGGTTAAAAAACCAACTTTAACCGATTTTTTCTTATTTTTATAAAATTTTCCATGACTTGGTAATTGAATTACGTCGTGTGGTAAATTAAAATTTATTTGATTTACACTATTGTCTTCCATAGTTTTTGTTTATAACATAGTTTAAATTTATCTTTATGTAAATAAAAAACCCACAATAATGTGGGTTTTAATATAAAGTTTGTAATAATATTAGTAAAGTAATACACAATAGTCAGGACGAAGAGTTAAAGTGATATCTGCTAAACCATCTTCAGAGTATGATACACCACCAAAATCAACGTCAGTTAGAAAACATTGGATTAATGACCACTTTTCAATAACAACACCTGTTGGGTCTAGCATTTCAAGTTCAATATCTTTTTTGTAACCTGCAGCATATCCCATACGACCTGTAACTTCTTCAGCGTGTAATCTTACCCACTCCATCATAGCTTGAGCTGCTGACGGTCCAATTGGGTCAAGAAGTTTAACCTGAATAGTGTTCCATTCGTACATACCCGCAACATATCTTTTGGTATTTAAAAATGGAATATCGTTAGATTTAATAGTAATTTTAGGTCTAGAAGCGGATTGAACAAACCACTCGTTTATTCCCAATGAATCAGGAAATCTTAAAATGAACCTGTTTTTCTTTTTGGGTTCATATGGAAAGGGCATTTTGGTTAACAAATCAGCCATATTATTTTGTTTTTAAATTTTCTTTTATTTTATTATAAATAGTGTCAATTAAATATTTTTCTATTTACTTTGAACTTTTTTTCAGTCAAACTTGCTATAAGTCCAGTTTATAAATATTAGTATAATTTCTTTTCTCCTCCATATGTTGATATTGTTTGAATAATATTTTCTGGGTCTTTAGATAATTCATCTTTAACTTTTTCCAAATTTCTTAAATCATCATCTGAAAAACCTATTTTAGGAATAAATCTATTACTAATATCGTCTTTAAACATTATTGGTTTCTTTAATATATTTGCCAAATATTTTACATATTGTTGAAACTCTTTTAAAGCATCAACCTTTCCTTTTTCAGGACTTTGAGCGGAACCTTCACCAAATGTTACAGGATAATACTTATTCATATCCATATAAACATTTATAAGTTCTTTATCTTTCATATCCTCCTCACCGGCAAACTTTCTAAATTTTCTTAAATTTTTAACCAATTCTTTTTTAGAAATACCTTTAAAGTTAGTTTCAATCATATTTTCAATTGCCCTACGTAAAGCCAATGGTGAGTGTCCTCTTGCAGTAACTATTGAAAAAATAGAACCCCCATTAATTGCTTCTTCAAAATCATCCCATGCAGGACCTGGTTTTGCCATCATAGAGTCAATGATGAATCTTTTATCACCTTTAGTCCCAAAGTTCCTAAACGGGTCGTCAGCAAACCCTACAACAGTTTTTTTCTTATATTCAAAAGGTTCAACTCCAACCTTAACACGATATTCCGCAAAGTCTTCAGTTGACATACCAACTTCTTCATTATCCTCTGTACGAAGTATTATTTGTGTTGGCATTGTAAGAATATTGTCATCCCAATCAAAAGCATAATACTTCAAATCAGGCGTTATTTTTTCATCAAATTCTTCTACTAAAAATATTTTCATATCTATAAATATTATGTAAAATAAAAACCCCCACTTTCGTGAGGGTTTTCAATTATTTTATCGTTGATTATATATTTTCAAACGACGCTCCTGTTGGAGTGATTAAGAACTCAATGTCAATGAATTCAAGAGCTTTAGTTGGTTTGATATAAATCTTACCAACTAATTGGTTAGCATCTAAGTCTTCAGGTGTGTTTTGAACAACAACACGGAAGTCATACAAACCTCTGTCTCTACGAATAGCATCTAAGATTGGATTAACAGAATCTAAGAACTGTTGTCTTACTAAACTGTCGTTTTGTTCAAACAGCAATCTTACAGCCACCGCTGAAATCAACTTACGAGCTTGTAATAACAATCTTCTTACGTTTATTCTGTCAAGAGCCGACTCTCTAATTTGAAGAGTTTTATTACCCCAAATAACAGTTCCAACGTCGTTGAAAGTTGCAATTGGGTTAATTCTACCTTTATAAAGAGTATCTCTATCTTCTTGAGTTAATCTTTTTCTCGCTCTAATCGCGTTTACAATACCCCTTGTATAACCAGCGGTTGCGAACCAAGGGAACGCAATGTTATCTGTTAAGGCAAAGTTTCTTGTAACTTCAGCTGTTGACGGAATATAGATTTGTGTATTGTTTACTGTATCACGAGTAAGAACCCATGGATAGTAAGTTGCGGTATAGTTAGAATCAATTCCTGTATTTTCTAAATTATCAACCGATTCTTGTGGGTAAATTAAATTATCCATAGAAGTTGATGGTTGTAATAAGTTAAAGTCAGGAGTAGTACAGATATAGATAGAATCAGCTCTGTCGTTTTCAACAACACTAATGGTCGCTTCAACTAACGCACTATTATTAACATAGTCAATACCTGGTGTTACAAGTACGTTAATATTTGTAATTTCAGGATTTGCAAATGATTGTGTTCCTAACAAGTATGCGTAGTAGTCAGTATTTGCGTAATCAACTGTGTTGTCACCAACAGTGATTTGTTTAAACGCTCCCCATCCTGTTGAGTCAGTGTACGGAGCACAAGACGAAGCACCTTGTTTATAACCCGTGTTTCCTAATTGGAATCTGTCAGCATTTGTTCTAAATTCTCTATAGATATCCCATCCGTCAAAACCACCTTGTACTAAAAAAGTAAACTTACGAGAGTATAAGAAGTAATATGGACTTGTTTGCGAAGTAGGTTCAGAATTAAATGAACCAGCTCCAACGTCAAACGCTGTTTGTCCACTGTTTTGATAAAGATAAGCTATGGTAACCGCAGTTGCACCTGCGTCCATATGGAAACCTCTTGTAACACTCGGCCAATATACATGTGATGGTTCAGTACAAGTTGTTGTTAATGGATTTGGCATTCCTTTGTATTGGAAGAAATCTGGGTCATAACCTGGTGAATCTGATGAATAAGCCACCGCTGAAGAAATACCCAAATAAGTTCTTCTTATATTATCACCTGGACTTGTTGTGGTGTTAGAATTACCGGCAGGAGTTCCAAATGGTGGAGTGTAAATAACCTCACCAGGATAGTCATATTTTGTTTTAAATATTTGAAATGGAGATTTACCACCTGAATAACTTCTAGTAACAAACCCCTCAAACCCACATGGCAATGCATCTACCGGTGCTTCTTGGTTAACTTCTACAAAAATGTATTTTGACATTACTGCATATTCACCATCAGATGAACCAACTTTTTTAGCGATGTAGTTATTTTCCGCAGGGTCCATACTACAATTAGTGAATTTTTCCAACACTACTGGATTTGAATCAGTATCAAAGAAACTTCTTACAATTAAATCAAATGTACCATTGTTAAATGATATGTTAGCAATAGAAATTTTAATTTCAGTATTTGAAGAATTACCATCCGCAATCGTGTAAACTTTAAATAATCTATAAACTAAATTACCTCTTAATTCGGAAACAACCCATGGTGACTCAGGTGTTTGATTTTTTTCAAGATAGTAACCAATAGATGTTGGACTATTATTTCTTGCC